ATAGCTGATGATGCAATTAATTCAGAACACTACACAGATGGCTCTATTGATACTGCCCACATAGCTGATGACCAAGTTACACAGGCAAAGATAGCAGATGATGCCGTAGGAGCAGACCAATTAGCTGCAAGTGCAGTAGTAACAGCTTCCATAGTAGATGACAACGTAACCACAGCTAAAATTGCTGATGGGAATATATCCACTGCTTTATTAGCCGATACTGCAGTAACCTCTGCGAAATTAGCCAACAACATAGACATAGCAGGAACTTTTGATGTAACAGGTGCTACTACGTTGGACGCAGCTTTAACTGTGGACACAACAACGCTAGTGGTAGATGCTTCTAATAATAGAGTTGGTATAGGAACTGCGAGTCCTACTAGAACATTAGATATTAACCATGCTTCAACTGCACCAGACTTGAGATTGGGTTGTGATGGTAATGATAGGTCATTAATTATACTTGATGCAGATAGAAGCACAGAAGCAGACCCTTTAGGCACTATAGTTTGGAGATGGAATAATACTGATACTGCAGTAATAGAGTCTCGTGCAGGTGCTGATACCACAAATAAAGATGATGGTGGTTTAACCTTTATGACAAGAACATCAGGTAGTGCATTAGCAGACGCTATGACTATTACTTCAGATGGAAACGTAGGAATAGGTATTACAACTCCAAATGAAAGTGGTTTTGGAGCAACTTCAAATGTGCTTTCAATAGCAGGAACTGCTCAAGATGCTTTTGGTGTATTAGAACTAATAAGCACTGATGTAACAAGCAGTAATAGAATTGGTGAAATTAGATTTGGTAATTTAGATGCAGGAAGTTCTTTTGCTTCAAATGCAGGTATTCGTGCAACTAGAGATGGAGCAGATAATTCAAGTGCTTTATCTTTGTGGTATAGCAATGCAGGTACTTTTGCAGAAGGAATAACTCTTAAATCTGATGGAAACGTAGGTATAGGAAATAGTAATCCCAAACATCCTTTTATTGTTCATTTAACAGATGGTGAAATAGCCATGTTTGGTAGTAACGGAATGAACTCAGTAGGTGCTTATTGTGGTATTGGGATAGGACAAGTTTTAGCTAATAACACTACTTACCAAAAAATACAAATAGTTGCAGAAGGCAGAGATAATGGAAACTATGTGCAGGATTTACATTTCTTAGTAGATATAGCAGCAGATGCTAATAGTGCAGCTTTAGCTGATGCTAAAATGACAATTTCAGGAGCAAATGGATTTGTAGGTATAGGAACTACGACTCCTACATATAGACAATTAACAATTAATTCATCAAGCGGAGATTCAGGACATACTTTTGAAGTAGGAGGTACTAGATATTGGAATACAACTGTAGATACAGCAGGGAGTCCAGGCTCAAATTCATATTGGATAGGAGATGCAGAAGATGATAATGGTGTTTACGTTGGACAGGGTGGTTCTTCATGGTCAGGTATTTCAGATGAAAGACTAAAAAGAAATTGGACAAATATAGTAAACGCTACAGATAAAATTAAAACACTTACAAAAGTAGGAACTTTTCAAAGACGAGGTAAATCCACTGGAAAATGGTCTGATAATAGAGAAGTAGGTTTATCAGCACAAGAAGTAGAAGCAATACTACCTGAAGTTGTAACAACAGGTGGGGATATAGAATTTGCATCTGACGATAAGGTAACAGGTGTTAAGGGGTTGTCTTATGAAAAGCTAGTTCCTTTATTAGTGAAATCAATTCAAGAACTAGAAGCAAGAATTAAAACACTAGAAGATAGCTAATGTATGATGCTAAACTATATTTTTAACTTAGGAGAAAAGACATGGTAGATACCAAAGACAATTCAAAAGAAGAACCTAAATTTACGTTTAGTTATGACAAAGATGGTGAGATATTAGAAGTAGATGCAAATACTTTTTCACCTGAAGGTCAGCAAATTTATCTTGACCTCATTGATGACCAAGAAGATGAAAAACAAATAGCTAAAAATTTACGCAGGACTAATACAAAGCTAAATGATTTAAGAAATGGCATGAAACTTAGAACTGCATGGATTATGGAAAATGAAATCAATAAAACTGAAGAACCTAACATAGAAGATATTGAAGGAGTAGAAGTTATAGATGAATCAGGAGACGACACAAAAACCAAGCAGTGATGTAAGTGCATTAGAATTGCACGAACAAATATGTGCTATAAGGTATGAAAACCTAGAAAAAAGGCTTGAATCAGGCTCGGCTAGGTTTATAAGAATGGAGTACCTTATATGGGGTTTGTATGGGGTAGCTATAACATCAGGTATATTTGGAGCATTAGTATAATGGCAGGATTAGTAGTAACCACAGAACCAACAGCAGAACCTTTATCCTTACAAGAGGTAAAAGAATATTTAAGGGTAGATGATGCTACTGATGAAAGGGTAGTACAACCTATGATTGTAGCTGCAAGGCAATTTGCAGAGTCCTACATGAACAGAGCCATAATGCAACAAACATTAACGCTTACTGTAGATACAGCCTTAGATACAGAAAACCCACTATGGGAAGGCATGAGAACTGCACCTGATATTAACTACTACAAGAATTACGTTATATTGCCTAAATCACCAGTGCAAAGTGTAACGTCTTTAAAAACATACAACGACAGTGATACAGCAACCACAATGGCTGCAACCAAATACTACGTTGATACAGCAAGAGAGCCTTCAAGAATAGTTTTAAGAACAGGCGAAACCTTCCCTACAGCTTTACGAGTGGCTAACGCTATTGAAGTTGTTTATGTAGCAGGCTATACAAATGCCTATACTGTTCCTGAGCCTATTCGTTTAGGTATGTTGCAACACATAGCCTATATGTATGAGCATAGAGGGGATATGTATGAATCGCAAGGTGCTCCAACATTAATGAAAAATCTATACGCTCCTTACGTTGTGCATGGTGGTCTAGGTTCAAGTACATTAATGGCAGTTGGGTAATGAGCATAGGAAAGATGCGATTTGAAATACAGTTGCAAAAACCCACAAATACTAGAGATGCAGGTGGTGGATTAACTGAAGCATGGACTACCCTCACTAATTTATGGGCTGATATAAAGCCCCTTAGAGGAGCAGAAACCTATAGGCAGGGTCAAGTACAAGAAAAGACAACTCATTTAATTACGATACGTTATAGGCGAGATATAGGCACTAATTATCGCATACTGTACGATAGTGATAACTACAACATAAAAAACATTAAAAATCTTGATAACAGAGACAGATTCTTAGAGTTAGAGTGTGAATTAGGAGTTGCAATCTAATGGCTAAAAGTGGAATAAAGAATTTAAAGGCTTTTCAAAATAAACTAAAGAAAAGAATGGTTACTAATCCTGAGAAACATTTAAAAGGGTTAGTGCAAAGAAGTACATCATTAGTTGAAGGCACAGCCAAAGAAAGTATTGCAAGTGGCAGTCCGTCAGGAAGAACTTACGAAAAATACAATCCTAGAAGAACACATACAGCTTCTGCATCAGGTCAACCGCCTGCTAGTGATACAGGTTTTTTAGTACAGAACATAACCAGTCAAGTTAAATCAGAAGGCACTAAAGTTATAGGTCAAATTGTTGCTTCTGCTCCTTATGCCAAACCTTTAGAGTTTGGAACTTCACAAATGTCAGCAAGACCATTTATGCAACCTGCACTTAATAAGAATAGAGCAAAAATAAATAGAATATTTGAAGCAGGAGGTTATCTTAAATAATGGCTATAGGTCAATTTGCATTACAGTCAGCTATTTATAGTAGATTAAATGGCGATAATACTCTTACCTCTACACACGGAGCAGGGGTATATGATGAAGTGCAAGAAGGAAACAGCTATCCTTTTATAACTATAGGTGAAGAAACAGCCATAGATTACAGCACCAAAGACGTAGATGGTGGGGAACTAACAATCAATATTCATGTTTGGTCTCAATACAAAGGGAGCAAAGAAACTAAAACAATCATGGACAGGATTCATGATTTGTTGCATGATTACAGTCTTACTGTTACTGGATATAACCTAATTAATAGCAGGTTTGAATACAGCGACATTATGAGAGACCCTGATGGGGTCACTAGGCACGGAGTTATGCGATTCCGTGCAGTTATATTAGGTACTTAATTAACTACTAACTACCGAAGTAACAAGGTTGGCAGATGCCTTTTTTATTAATTAGAAGGTAATTAAATACTACCTTCATAATTGGAGCATAATATGGCAGCACAGAAAGGTAGTGCTATGTTAATGAAAGTAGGGAACGCAGGTTCTCCTGAAACTTTCACAACAATAGCAGGTTTAAGGTCAACAAGTCTTACAGTTAATAATGAATCCGTAGATGTTACTAATAAGGACAGTTCTAACAAAAGAACTTTATTAGCAGCAGCAGGAGTTCAATCTATTAGTGTTTCAGGCAGTGGTGTATTCACTGATGGAGCAAGTGAAGCAACTTTAAAGACAAACGCTTTAGCAGACACACAGAACAATTACCAATTCTTAGTTCCTGATTTCGGTACATTTACAGGTGCTTTCCAAGTTACTTCCCTAGAATATGCAGGTGAGTACAACGGAGAGGTAACTTACAGTGTATCTTTTGAAAGTGCAGGTACTATTACATTCGCTACAGTCTAATCATGGCTTGGGAGCAGGTAAAAGTTAAAGGCAGTAAAGGTGACATCCCTGCTATGATTAATGGGGATGTCCTTGAAGTAGCCAATCAGTTAGGAAAAGACCCATCTGAAGTTAAGGTAGATGGTAAGTCCTATAAGGTGTTATCTAGTTCAGTAGATGAAAGAGATGACATTATTACAATCAAACTTGCAATGGCAAGTACAAATAAGGAGAAGTCAGATGACAAACCCACTAAAGGGCGAGATTGAAGTAACTTTAGGTGAAGAAACCTATAAGGCTAGATTAACTATAGATGCAATTATGAGCATAGAGCAGTCTGTTGGCTGTGGAATCATAAAACTTGCAACTAAAATGTCAGAAGGAGATATATCTGTTACAGATATGATAGCAGTATTGCTACCTGCTTTAAGAGGTGGGGGTAATGATTTTGACCAAAGAAAAGTATCTAAAATAATACAAGATGCAGGCATAGTGGCTGCTACTTCAGTAGTGGCTAATTTAATTACTACTGTATTAACAGTAGATGATGTAGAGGAAGATTCCGAAAAAAAGCCACAAGAAGAAGTGAAGGAATAAAAGAGGACAGTTTACCAGTGAAAAGATTCATGGAAATATGTTTAGGAATGATAGGTTGGACACCTTCAGTCTTTTGGAACTCCACACTTCAAGAAATATATCCTGCTATAGAAGGTTTTATGGAATTTAATGGTGGGAAACAAGAGAAGCCTATGACAAAAGGTGAACTTGACGATTTAATGGAACTATACCCTGACGAATAATGGCTACAGTAGACGAACTAAAAATACTCATAACGACAGAAACAAAGGGTCTTAAAAAAGGTCTTGCAGATGTTAATAAAGCCTTAGAAAGAACAGAACAAAAAACAAAAAAAATGAGTGTTGCCTTTGGTGGCATCGGTAAATTAGCTGCTGCTTTAGGTTTAGGCTTAGTGGCAAAACAAATAGTCAATACGTCAAGAACATTTGAAGATTTAGAAGCAACATTGAGAGCAGTTACAGGTGGTGCGGAAAGTGCTGCCGTATCAATGGAACTTGTTAGAAAATTTACTTCAGGTACAACATTTCAACTTCAAAATGTAGCAAGTGCATTTACAACATTAGTTAATGCAGGCATTGCTCCTACAAGTGAAGTTTTAACAGATTTTGGTAACTTAGCTGCAGGAGCAGGTAAAGACATAACACAACTATCACAAGCTGTTTTTAATGCTACAACAGGCGAAATGGAGATGTTAAAACAGTTTGGTGTCGTAGCAAGAGTAGAAGGAGATCAGTTAGCGGTCACTTTCAGGGGTAATACAGAAAGAATAGGTAGAGATGCAGATTCAATAGTTGAGCACTTGAGAGGAATATCAAAAGAAGCCTTTTCTACAGCATTAGAAGAAAGATTAAAAACAGTATCAGGTGTATTCGGAAATTTAAAAGATGAAGTGTCAGAGTTTTTTGTTGCTATAGGTGAAGGAGGATTGAATGATGTTCTTGTAGAATTAGGTAAAAGCCTTATAGATTTGCTTAAATCATTAAGACCAGTTGCAAGTTTTATAGGTCAAACATTAAAACTAGCGTTTACCGTTATGGGCACAGCTATTTCATTTGTAATAAGCCAATTAAATACATTGTTGGTAGTTATGGCAATATTTGCTGCCAGACAGGCACCAATAATAGCTACTGTAGTTTTAACCAATGCTATGTACGCTTTATCTGTATCAATAAGAACGGTGCGTATAGCTATGTCTCTATTATCTAAAAACCCTATTACTTTATTCTTTTTAGCTACGGCATTTGGTGTTAGTTGGGCAGCTACCCAATTTGACGCTGTTGCGGAAAAGATTGATAAGGTAAAAGATGCTCTAGGTAAATTAGGTGAAAAACTATTTCCAAGCGTAAAAGAAGAAACACAAGATATAACCGAACTTGATAAAGCTATTGAAGAATTTATGAGTAAATTAAAAGCAGATATGCCAGTTGCAGTAGAAGAAACAAACGTTGCTTTAGGTGAAATGAAACAAGCTGTTATACAATCATCTAATGCTTTTACTACAGATTTTGTTAATTCATTATTAGAAGGAGAAAGTGCCTTAGAATCATTTAAAAACTTTGCTAAGAATATAGTTTCTCAAATAATATCTATATTTTTACAAATGGCTGTAGTGAATAAAATACTGAATAGTATATTTAACGCAGGACTACCTGAAATAAATTTTGGTGGTAACAGAATGTCAAATGCAGAAGCTATGCAGATAGATGCTTCGTTAAACACAGGTGTTCATGCAGCAGGTGGTGGAACAATACAGAGAAATACTCCTACACTTGTAGGAGAACGAGGAGCAGAGATATTTGTACCTAACACTGGAGGTACTATTATGAACAACATGAACAGTAAGAACGCTATGGGTGGTGGTACTGTCGTTGTTAATCAATCTATAAACTTTGCAACAGGTGTTGTACCAACAGTAAGAGCAGAAGTTACAAAAATGTTACCTCAAATATCAGATGTAACTAAGGGAGCAGTATTAGAAGCTGCAGTGCGTGGTGGTTCATTTAGAAAAGGATTAATGGGCGGTGGCTAAGTTAGTAGCAATGCCAAGTTCTCCTAATTTTGTTAGGAGTAATTTCAGTTTGTTTAGAGCAATAGGACAAACAGCATCTCCGTTTACTGGAAAACAACAAACACAAGAATACGATGCAGTGTATTGGACTGCGGATTTAACTTTGCCTGCCATGAACAGAACACAGGCTAAAGAATGGCAATCTTTCCTATTGCAATTAAAGGGCACTACAAACCATTTTAAGTTTTGTGACCCTGATGCCCTAACCAACACAGGAGACTTCAACCACACGCACCTAATTGGCGAGAATAGGGTGTCTAACACCAACGTAGCCTTAACTGTTACAAATACGAACACATTTACAGCAGGAGCAAGTACATTTGGAAGTGCAATAGTTGGAGACTTTATTCACGTTACTGGAATGGCTAATGAAGAAAATAACGGAACACATAAAATAACTACAGTAACCAGTGCCACTGTAGTTGTAGTAGATAGCACATTAACTAATGTAAGTTCTACCAGTGGTTGTAAAGTTCAAATGAATGTTAAAGGTTCAACAGGTTTAAACCTAAAAACATCAGGTAGTTATACTGGAACTATTAAAAAAGGAGATTATCTAGGAGTTTTGGGTGCAGCTTCAGCTACAGCAGACCCAGTTCAATTAGTTATGGCAGTAGAAGATGCAGTAGTAACTGATGCTAGTCCTGACCAATTCTCAGTACAAACAGAGCCTAAGTTAAGGTCAACATTAAGTAGTGGTCATTTTGTTCTGTTTCAAGCACCTAAAGGAAAGTTTAGATTACAAGCTAATACTGTGGATTGGGACGCAGACAGAGCGTCATTATATGGAATAAGTTTTTCTTGTGTTGAGGTAGTGTAATGGCTACAAGACAAGGTATAGACACAGGAATATCATCAAGACTTGGTGCTGACGAACAAACAATATTTTTTGCAGTAAAAGCTGAATTTGATACTGATGATATAAGAGTGTGGTCAGGCACAGATGATATTACAGTTGATTCTGAAACATACACAGGGGCAGGCTCTCTGCTTTCAATTAGTGGAGTAGAAGAAGATTTAGAAATGAAATCAAGTGGATTGACTATAGCTTTATCAGGCATGGATGCAACAGTGCTTGATTATGCTTTGACAGAAAATTATCAAAATAGACCAATAACTTTATTAATGGGTTTTCAAATGGGTGGTTCAAATGAAAGTGCAGGTGAGATGACTTTATTTAAAGGTCGTATGACTGCTTTAACTATAAACGATACCCCTGATGGAGCAACTATATCTATAGACTGTGAAAATAGATTAGTAGATTTAGAAAGACCTTCTAACCTGAGATACACTATTGAATCACAACATTTTTTACACAGTGGTGATACAGGTTTTAACCGAGTACAAGGTTTGCAAGATAAACAAATAGCTTGGGGACAAAAACAAAACTATGATTCTAATGCAGGTGGTGGTAATTATGATTATGGTGGTGGACACGATTATCCAAGTATGAGGTAAGTCATGAAGAAAATACCTGACTGGGAAATTGCTTTTGATACCTTCTTAGAAAAACATCTACATACTCCTTTTCAATGGGGCAAGTGGGACTGCATTATTTTTACAAATGAATTTGTTAAAGCCATGACAAAGGAAAGTGTATTGCCTAAAAGTTGGACATGGAAAAACGAAATTGAAGCATTGAAAAAAATAGACAAGTATGGAAAAGGTAAAGGTTTAGTTGCAGGAATAGAAAACGCTATAAAAAAAACAACTGGAATAAAAGAAGTAAAACCTGCCTTTATCAGAAAAGGAGATTTTGGAGTTTACAAAGAGCAGAGTGAACTGTGTTGTATGTTTGATGGCATGAATGCACTAGGTATAGACAAAGACGGAATAGTAGTTAAGGACAACGTAAATGTCTTAAAGGCTTGGAGAATAGATGGCTGACCATATTAAAAACGCTTTAACGGCAGCATTTGTTATATTCTTAGCCGCAGGTGCGGTCATTGGGTTTGGATTAGGAGGAGCAACTTTCGGTACGGCTGCATTTGCAGGAACAGCCGCAGGCATGGCAGCTATTACTTTTGGTACTACACTTTTATCAAGTGTTATAGGAGGTATGACTTCCAAAGGTATTAACGCAACATCAGGAAACTTTGGTTCTAAATTTGCAGCAAGGGCAGCAACAGCACATAGACAACTTATATATGGAAAATGCCGTGTAGGTGGAACAATAGTGCATTTAGAAACTACTGGTGTTGATAATTATATGTTACACGCTATAGTTGTATTGGCAGGTCATGAAATAGAAAGTTTAGAAAGTGTACGACTAAATGATATAGATTTGACAACTTCTTCTAGCACTATAAGCGGAAGCACAGTATTTACTGTAACTAATACAGACTTTACAAATACTGAAAACGATAACAAGTTTGATAGCAATGGAAGATTAATTAGGTTTACTTTTCAAGATGGTTCACAAACAGCAGTTGATGGTTACATGGATGCACAACTTTCTTCTATTACAACATCTGATAAGTTTTTAGATTGTGCCTATGTATATATACAAATGGTGTTTGACCCTGAAAAGTTTGGTGGTGGTATGCCACAAATGTCATTTGTAGTAAAAGGCAAAAAAGTTTATGACCCTAGAAATAGTAGTACAGCTTGGAGCGAAAATCCTGCTCTTTGTGTGAGGGATTATTTATCTAACACTACATACGGATTAAAGGCTTTAAGTTCTGAAATAAACGATACAACTAACGCAGGTGGCATAGCTGCAGCAGCAAATGCTTGTGAAGTTGATGTAACTCTAGCTGACAACAGCACAACTGAAGATAAATATACTGCTAATGGTTTTACTAACTTTGGTGCAAGTGGAAGCGGTGTATTGGAAGGCTTGCTTAGTGCTATGGCAGGAAAACTCAGCTACACAAATGGTCAATTCAATGTCTTTGCAGGCACTACACAAACTCCTTCATTAACTATCACTGATGATAATTTATTAGCACCAGTCAATATATCAACCAATACTAATACAGGAGAATTATATAATACTGTAAAACCAGTTTTTATTGATGCAGCTAACAACTATGTAGCTACAGATGCACCAGTCTATCAAGACTCAACATTCTTAACAGAAGATACACCTAATGGAACGGCTAACGATAAACCTAATTACGTCAAACAAATGGAAAAACAATTACCATTTACGACTACACATACAATGGCTCAAAGGATAGGAAGGTTAGCTTTAAAAAACCAAAGATTAGTCACTACTATCAGTTGTTTAGTTGATCTTTCATTTATGAAATTGCAACCTGCAGATTGGGTTTATGTAACTAACGAAAGACTCGGTTATTCTCAAAAAATATTTGAAGTTGTGTCAACAAATATGGAAATTATGACAGACGGAGATGTGCCAGTTTTAGGTGTAAGACTTGCTTTAAAAGAAACAGCATCTTCAATCTTTGCATTTGCAACAAGTGATTATGCAGCAGCTATAGCACAAGGAAGCGATTTGGCTTTAGGCAGTTATGCAATGGCAGCACCTTCAAACCTTTCAGTAGCAACAGACAGCACAACTGTAGATGCCTATAACATGACATCTGTAACTATTTCTTGGACTAATAGTGTTTCTTCTATTGTTACAGGAACAGAAGTCCAATACAAAAAGAACGCAGGGTCTACTTATTTTACTCATTCAACAGCAGGTAAAGGTGTAACCAGTGTAAACATAGCAGGCGGTATGGAAATGGGAGTCCAATATAACTTTAGGTTAAGGCACGTTGGAGCAGTAGGAACATTCTCTACTTATACTTCTGTCGTTAATCATACAGTAGGTGGAACTGCAGTAGCTAGAAGCACTATAACAAACTCAACTGTCAATTATGGTTCTGACGGAACAGGAACATTGCCTGCTAACAGAGGTGGTACAGCAATAACAGATTTTTCAAACTCCACGCACTTAAACAGTAACACCACTTCTTCTGATGTAGGTTTAGGTAATGTACCTAACGTAGACATGAGAGATATAGGCAATGTAACTAGCGGTACATTAGCAACAGGAAGAGGAGGAACAGGATTAACAAGTATATCTACTTTATTAAATTCTAATGTTGATGCAGAGCACGTTGGATTAGAAAACGTACCAAATGTTGATATGAGGGATATGGGTAATGCAACTTCAGGCACATTAGCACCTGCAAGGGGTGGAACAGGTTTAACAAGCATTAGTTCCTTACAAAACAACGCTATATCTTATGCAAGTATATTATCAGCCAGTCCTGCATCTGCAGTTCAATGGATTACAAGCGATGGAGCAAGCTACTCACCAACAGGAACTACACAAAACATAACTGTAACTTTTGATGGTGGCACTTCTACTGCAACTTGTACTGTTCAGTGGCAATACGTTAATGTATCTTCAAGCAATAATGACTATATAAGTGCTTGTGCATTTACAGGTTCTTCAACTGGATTTACATTAGGTAGCATCACTGACCTTTCAGGAAACAATGTTAAGTATGCAACCTGTGTAGTTACTCATACAGCAAGCAGTACAACCATTACGCTTTCAGCATTGCTTTCTTTATTAAATGTAAGTGGGGGTGGCAAGTAATGACAATAATAACTGCAAGCAATGGGTATAAATACAGACCTTTAGCGGAAACAGATGAAACTTTCATAATGGAATCTTTGAAAGATTACCCTATTGGAAGTAATACCTATCAACAAAGATTAAATGAATTTTCTAATTTCCTTTATGTGACTGAAGGATTTAATGAAACTGCAGTTAAAAATAAAACAAGTCCACAATCAATTACTATGGTTACAGAAAAGTCAGGTGGAACTGCCGTAGGATTTCAACATATAACTATAGATAATCTTGTAGTAAATTTGGCTATGGGTGCTACTCACCCTTCACATAAAAGGCAAGGACACTCTACGGCAAGGCTTATGCTTTTAGGAGAGTTTGCTTACACTCATTTAGGTTGTTCAGGAACATGGCTTGAAATTGTAAACACAGATGAAGTAAAGCAAGTTGCTGATACATGGAGAGGAGATATTAGTGCTGATGAAACACAAAGAGCAAATGAAAATAAATTTGGTGATTCACAAACTTATACATTGAATAAAATACAAATAACTGCAGCAGAACACGAAACCCATAGAGCAGCACATAGCACTTGGGGTTCAATAACTTATACAATTAGCTAAAGGAGAAAGATATGAATGATGGCTCAGGAAGGTTTGGAGGAGACATGGATAGAAATGAGGTTGAAATTGACCTTAATAAATTCATGGCATTGTTACAAGAGAAAGCTGATTTAAAAGATAGAATCAGAGAGTTAGAAGATGAAGGAACTAAAAACCCTCATCAAAAATGGATATTCTTAGCACAAGCCGTAGACTCATGGAGAATTTTTCCAAGAGCCTTTTTAACTGTGTATATCTTTTTGCTTTATTACACTGTGATGTGGTTCATGGAACTGGAAGCACCTAGTTTTGAACAATCAGGTTTAATCTCTATTGTCGTGGGTGCAGGTGCAGCGTGGTTTGGATTGTATGCAGGTACTTCAGGTTCATCTAAAAGTTTCAAAGGTGAAGATAAATAGTGGAAGTATTTAACTTAATTGAAGATGTTGGTTTGCCCATAGCAGGCGGTTTAGTGATGGGATATTTTATATTTCTCATTATGAAACAACTTATGGGACAACTGGTAGCTGAAATTAAAACAGTACAAGGAATTACAACTATGCTCATAACAAGGGCATCAATAATGAATAACGACATGATTCGCATTGATACAAGTGTATCTAGTGCTTTAAATTTAGCACCTGACCTAGATAGGATAGCGAGAGCAGAAAACTTTGTAGAAGATGGGAAGATAGATGCTCGCAGAGATTAATGGATATAGTTGCCTTAATAGAAAAGTTTGGGTTTTCAACAGTTATGGTGGTTGGTCTTGGTTATTTCGTTTACTTTGTTTGGCAAACTATAACCAACAAAATAGACCCTGCTGTAGACCAAATGAAAAGCACAATCATACGTTTGACCGACCAGTTACGTTTGTTAGACCAAGATATGATACGATTACAGCAGAAGGTTAATACTGTCTTGGAGTTGAAAGAAGATGAACGAAAACAAAAAGATAAAGAAAAAAGAAGAAAACAGACCTGACGAAATACTCGTTTTGTCATCTATGATTCTTACTTTGTTAGTTTTCTTTACGGCTATATTCTTTAGCGACAAAGCAGAAAGTTCTCCAATAGTACATGAGTTTAAAAACCCTAGTTTCAGTGGTGCTAATACATCTGCACATTATTTGACAATAGACGAGCAAGAAAAAAAGAGACGAGATGAACTTGCTGAGAAAATACAATCAGAACTAGAAGAAATAGAAAGAGAAATAGAGAACAGCACACTTAATAAATTCTTAAACAACCTACAAAGCCGTATCTTCAGTAATCTCTCAAGGGATATATCTGATATGTTATTTGATGAAGATGGTGGTACTGGTGGAACAATAGAATTAGAAGGCAATCAAATATCATTCTCTAATGATGGAGAATATATAACCTTAACTGTTATAGCAGAAGATGGCTCTATAACAGAGATTAAAATTCCGATAGGAATATTTGGGATATGCACATCAGACTGTGGAATATAATCCTAATACTAGCCTTAACAGGTTGTGCTTCTTTTGCACCGCCTAGAGCAGAGGAGTGTAAGATATTTGGTTTAACTTGCCCTGAAGATGCAAGAGTAGAAAGAGTAACATTACAAAAATTATTAGATTTACGTCCTCCTAATCAAAAAGCAGTTGTGGCTGTATATGCTTTTGATGACTTAACTGGACAACGTAAACCTTCTAATAAGATGGCATTATTCTCAACAGCAGTAACACAAGGAGCAGAAAACTATTTAATACAGGCACTAAGGAGTGCAGGTGATGGTGAATGGTTTGTGGTTGTAGAGAGAAAAGGACTCAATAATTTAACTAAAGAAAGACAATTAATTAAATCAACAAGGGAAACCTATGATGGAAAAGGTGCTAATAAACTGAAACCTATTCTATATGCAGGTATAATCTTGGAAGGTGGTATCGTTTCCTACGAGTCTGATATAAGGACTGGTGGAAATGGTGCAAGGTATTTGGGTATTGGGAACACAAACCAATACCGAATAGATGATGTAACTGTGTCCATGAGGGCAGTACTCGTACAGACTGGCGAAGTTATATTGAATGTAACAGTAAGCAAGACGATACTGAGTGCAGGTGTAAGCAGAGATGTTTTTAGGTTTACCGAAGTAGGTGATACTGAATTGGTAGAAATAGAAACAGGCTATACACAGACAGAAGCCACAGGGTATGCAGTTAGGTCTGCCATTGAAACGGCAGTCTACGAGTTAGTAATGGAAGGCTTACAAAAAGAGTTGTGGGATTACAATTATATTGAAGTTCCAGACTCTTTAGATGGAGTAAGAGGATAATGAAATATTTATTACAACTTTTATTAATACTAGCTATGTCTAATCTGTGGGCAGGGAACAATGACATTTATCTGACTCAATCAGGTGGTGGAGCATTTACCCTAACGATTGACCAAATAGGCTCAAATAATTCAGTGGGTACTTCAAGCACAAGGTCTACATTTGCAGGTGCAACTATAACTGCTGATATAAAGCAGCAAGGTAATTCCAACAGCCTTGCAAATGCTATAGCACAGGCTGCTAGTTCTAGTTGGACTATGTACCAAATTGGTGATTCCAACAGCAGTACAATCACGGCAGGAGGTACAGGGGCTGTAACAAGTTCTGACTTTGACTATAGTGCTACAGGTAATACCAACGTATTGACTTGGTTGCAAGGTAGTTCAAGTGCTGCTACAGGCGGAAACTTTGACGCAGTTATAACTGGTAACACAAATGATTTAAACATCAGAAGTGAAGTTATAGGAGCAGTCAATAATTGGACTATTGATGGAAATTCCAACGACATTGATGTAACTCAGATTGGAACTGACGATAAATCAATAACGGCTAGCATAACTGGTGATAGTAACAATATAGACATTGACCAAACAACAAGTGCATCAGGTGTAACGGACACAATTAATATTGTCGCAGCTTCAACAAGCGGTACGATAAACATTGACCAATGCACAAGTGGTTGCTAATAGGGTTAGTATCTAGTTCTTTATATGCAGATATAGGTTCTATATCTGAACTGCGTGGGAATGGAGAAGTCTTACGCAGTCAAAACGGAGATAAGCTATTAGCTGAACTATCTCTAGGCATACTCAGTAATGATGATGTGCGTACTGGCAATGGTCGTATGGCTATACAGTTCTTAGATGATTCTGTTATTAAATTGACTGAACATTCTAAAATAGTTGTAGACGAATACATCTATGACCCTAATCCTAGTAAATCAAAGTTGGCTCTTAACATGGCTAGTGGCACTGCTAGATTTATTACAGGTAAGCTAGGCAAGATAGATAAAAAGAATATATCCATAAAAACTCCAAGTGCCGACATCTCTATTCGTGGCACGGACTTCACAACGACAGTAGACGAAATAGGTCGCAGTTTAATTATTCTTTTGCCTGATGAAGATGGTACAAGTTCAGGAGAAATAACAGTAGAAACTGCAGCAGGTATAGAAATCCTAAATAAGCCCTTTCAAGCGACTATGGTGAGCGTATCTGAAGCACCCCCTACCAAACCAGTCACTTTAGTAAACATGACCTTAAACTTCATTAATAACCTTTTGATAGTTAATCCTCCTGATGAAGTACAAGAAGCCGTTGATGAACAAAACAGCAAAAGCACTAATGTATTAGATGTGGACTTCTTAGAAGAAAACTTTGATGAAGATGAACTAGAAGAAGATGAACTTGAAATAGATAGGCTCTCTATAGATTTATTGAATGTAGACTTCCTAATAGATTTATTGGCTTTTATAGAGGGTGAAGAAAGAGTATCTAAAATAGGAGATGTAACGATAGAAGGCATCACTGTAGGCTTTGACCCAAAAGCACAGGTGTATAGTTTTGTAGAAGGTGAGATGCTAAATTTCTTTAGAAGTGTAGAAAATACGATAGACTTACAAATAGAAAAGAGGAGTGCTTACAACATACAAATATTAGCAGGCGGTAAGTTTATAGATATAACAGTAAATGGTGGTGGTGATGGTACGATTATTATTAATCAGTCTGATTAGTTTTCCTCTTTTTGCAGGAAATAATGCGATTACTGTTCAGCAGAAAGGCAATGATTCTGTCATTAACATTAAGCAAGTAGGCTATACAAACAATGCCACAGTCTATTGTGGTTTAAGCAACGGAGTCTATTCAACCCATACTTGCACTAGGGCAACAATCAATTTAAACACCACAGGTTCAGGAAATACGACTAAAGCATATTCTCAATGGTCTAATCACTCAGATAACACTTTCAATATAACTCAAGATGGTGATAACAATTATGGGTATCTTGACCTAGATAAAGATGACAATACAGGCACTGTTACACAGACAGGCGACAGCAATCATGGTGAAATATTAATGGCAGGAGATGACACAAACTATTCAATAACTCAAACTGGAAATAATAAATGGGCAAAGATATTGGCATTTGGAGATGATGCCACTACAACCATTACACAGTCAGGAACAGGTAATCACAACGCTTATGTCTATAACTACAACTACGCTGATGGCAATACAACGACCATAACTCAGTCAGGTAGTGGAGACCACGATGCAGATATATTTTGGTATTCAGACGCAGATGATGGAACAGCGTCTATAAATCAATCAGGCTCAGGAGACCATACAGCTAGGCTCAATTTCTATAAAGACGATTACAACGTGGCAGTAACACAAAGTGGAGCAACAGATAAATCTTTCACAGCGACCTATAACTGCGTAACAAACTGCACAAAGACTTTAACTATTACGCAATATGACTAAGTTTCATAATTCATATCGCCTTTGTTTACAAAATGCTCGCATAGCTTTTTTAGGTCTTGATAACCTTTGACTTCTAAACCGACTGGTTCTGTAATAGACCAATACTGTCTTGTAGATAAATCACCTTTCTTTATTTTTTCATCTCCGAGACTATTGAGTTTGTCTATTTTTCTTTTGTGTTTTTTGTAAGCATTGAGACTTGCTTCAGGTGTTGTGAAAGTTTCAATTCTTTGTCCTTCTTCCATCATGTCATTGTCCCAGTCATGTTCCCACCAAGAAGTGCTCCAAGTGTAAAAATATATTTTCATAGTATGTATAATCAATTTATAAAAATGTAATACTAATCCTTAATGGAATACTTGTCAAACTATGATTAAACACTTAATACCCTTAGTTCTTTTAGTTCTTTTGGGTATTCCTTTAGTTTATCAATCAACACCAACAGAAATATTAAAACTAAAAACTTTTGATGCTTTAGTTCCTGAACAAAAACCTTCAGGGTATTTTACTATTCTAAATATTACAGAAGATGATATAGCTAATGAAGGTGGTTATCCTTTATCAAGACAAACTCTTGCACAGATACAAATAAATTTATTACGCAAAGGTGCAATAGGTGTTGGTTGGGTAATAGCATTTCCACAACCTGATAGATTTGGTGGAGACCAAGAATTCGCACAGGCATTATCTTTTTCTCCAAGTGTCCTTGCTATGTTTGAAAACGATAATAATGATTATCCTCCTACTACTGGAACAGTCATTATGGGAGAAGATGTAGGTGGTATTGATGCACAAGGAGTTATACAAAACATTGAAATACTTAAACAAAGTGCTAATCAAGGTATAGCCGTTGCTAGAGTAGAAGTTGATTCATTAATTAGACGATTACCTTTATTGCTTAGAACTCCTGATGGTTGGGTTCCTGCTTATGGTACTGAAGTTCTAAAGATATTAACTGGTGCTGATACTTACGTTATAAAAACTAATGAAATAGGTATAGAAGAAATAAGGGTCAAAGGTTTACCGCCTGTAAAAACAGATGCACTTGGTCGTAAATGGATAAGTTGGGTAGACACACCACAAACAGACCTAAGAGAAATGAATGTTGAAGGCAAGTTCGTGTTTGTTGGATTTACAGCAAAAGGAATAATGCCACAGTTAGGTGTACCTAATGGTCAACTTTTGGAACCGCATAAGATACAAGCTGCACTAGCAGAGTCTATTCTTATTGAAAACAGTCCTTACGTTCCTGACTACGCACTAGCAGTAGAGGTAGGCATATTTGCTCTTTCAGTACTATTTGCGTGGCTTATATTAAACGTATTTGGTATAACGCTTGGTGTTACCTTATTTACAACTTTATTGCTTACAACGGCTTATTTTGGCTTCTATACAATTCAACAAGGATTGTTAATAGACGTAACATGGACACTAATATCACAGTTTATTACAGGTTCAGTAGCTTTCTACGTTAGATTTAGGCAACAATTTAAACTCAGGCAGCAAATTAAAAAACAATTTGAGCATTATTTAGACCCAAGACAGGTTAAAGAACTGCAAAAGAATCCTGATAAGCTGAAGTTAGGTGGAGAGAAACGCTATGCCACGTTCCTATTTACAGACGTTAGGGGATTCACCTCTCTTTCTGAGACCTTAGAGCCTGAGCAAGTAACTTACATAATGAATAAAGCACTCACAGCACAACAGAAAGCCGTTCAGGTTCATGGTGGAATGGTAGACAAATACATTGGGGATGCAATGATGGCTATATTCTCAGCACCTTTAGATTTAGAACACCATGAAAATAAGGCTATAGATTGTGCTTTAGATATTCAGAAAAACATGGAAGAACTAAATGAGGAACTACACCTTCAAGGGATTGAACCAGTAGCCATAGGTATAGGCATCAATACTGGATATGCAGTTATAGGAAACATGGGAAGTGAAGAAAGGTTTGATTATACAGGAATTGGGGATGCAGTTAATACGGCAGCAAGGTTAGAATCAGGCACTAAAGAAGCAGGAGTAGATTTGCTCATTGGGTACAATACTGCTATAAAGAGTGACTATAAGTTAAGATTGTTAGAACCATTAAAGGTTAAAGGCAAAGAAGAACCATTACAGGTGTATACATGGGAATGAAAATATCTTTAATACTAGGGGGATTATTATTAGCCACAATAGCAAGTTCAGCTTGGTACATAGATTATCTTAACGACCAGATAGCTACCCTGAAAGGGAATCAAATAGTGCTTGAAACACAAATACAAGAACAGAATGAAGCTATAGAAAAACACTTAGAACAAGCTAAGAAACAACAATTACAAATGAACACATTAGCTGAAGAAAACAGAAAAGCTATGGAAAATGTAAATAGATTGAGAAAAACATTTGCAAACTTAGACTTAGATGAATCAGCATTAGCTAACCCTGCAGACTTGCAAAGAAGAATTAATAAAGCATCTGCAAGAGTGATGACCACTTTAGAAGAATTAAGTAACCCAAACCAGTTTGATGAAGCACCTAGTAATAATTAGTTTAAGTATTTTTATGGCAAGTTGCTCACTTATGCAACAAGCAGTCAAACCAGTACAGGTAAAAACTATTGCCGAAAGGTCGCCTATCTATCACCCTCCTTTGCCCTATCCTATGAGTATGTCTAATGTTGATTGGGAAGTAATGACCCCTGAATTAATGCAAGAGTATCTCAATAACCTAGCTAGTGGCAATGCTCCAAAACGTGCTTACTACTCATTATCCAGTAAAGAGTACGAAAATCTAAGTATGGATATGGCTGAAATAACTAGATATACAAAGGATATTTTAAGCATTATCAAGTATTACAGAAGTCTTGATAAAGACGAAGATGATACAAAAAAAGAATAATCTGTTATAGAATCAAGTCTTACTAACTAAATGGAGAGTTAATTATGTTAGAAATTGTAGAGTGGCTAATTAGATTAGCACAAGCTATTCCTTTCATTGTCATGGCTGCATCTCTTATCTGTGCCTTAACACCAACACCTAAAGATGACCAAATTGTAGGTAAGGTTTATAAGATACTAGATTGGTGTGCTTTGAACGTAGGAAAGGCTAAAGAAATAGCACCTAAAAAATGAGTGAATCCCCTGATGCTTTTGTATACAGAGCAACTCTAGATAGGGTGGTTGATGGGGACACCCTTGATTGTACGTTGGACTTAGGCTTTGACGTACAGTTACACAAACAAAGGGTAAGGCTCGCAGGGATAGACACTCCTGAGAGCAGAACTAGGAACTTGGCAGAAAAGGCATTAGGTCTTAAAGCCAAAGAAAGATTAATAGAACTATGTGTAGGTTCATTTAAAGTAAAGTCTCTTGGAAAAGGCAAGTACGGCAGAATATTAGGAATACCCTATGATGCAGAAGGTAATGACATTTGTAAGACTCTTATTGATGAAGGTCATGCAGTGGAATATTGGGGTGGCACTAAGAAAGCCAAAGTCCGAGAAGATGGAACTTGGGGAGAATAATATGCAAATAATAAGCGAAGAAGGAATCTCGTTAATTAAAAAATTTGAAGGCTGTGAATTAGAAGCCTATCAAGATAGCGTAGGTGTTTGGACAATAGGTTATGGAACTATAAAAGGAGTTAGGGAAGGCGACAAAATTAACCAAGATGAAGCAGAACATCTATTGCAAGAGGAACTACCTGAATATGAAGGATATATAAATAACATGGTTAAAGTTCCTTTGAAACAATGTCAGTTTGATGCCTTAGTTGCATGGGTTTTTAACTTAGGCTCAGGAAACTTACAAGAAAGCACAATGTTAAAAGTTTTGAATGAAGGTAAGTATGACGAAGTTCCTGCACAAATAAGAAGATGGAATAAAGCAGGCGGACAAGTATTAAATGGTTTAGTTAGACGCAGAGAAGCGGAAGCTATTATGTTTCAGGGAGGAGATTGGTACGCTGTCTAATGGCAAAGTATAAACAAAAAGATTTTAGGTCTGAATGGTATCGGATAAATGCCAAAGAACTAGCTATAGTGTGCGAAGCCTTAGACTTGCTTTTAGAAACTGAAACTCTTAATGACTTAGAAACTTATGTAGCAGAAGAACTTAGAGCAGATTTAATAAATGCAAAAGCCGATAGTGTGGCTATGAAAAAATTGCTAAATGGATGGAAAAATGGCTCTATCTAAAAAACAAAACAAACGACTTGGAGCAATACTTTCTGTAATGTTTCAAGAAGAAACCCCACAAGAACATTTAAAAGATATAGTCAATGATGGTTTCGTAGCTAAAGAAGAAGAAGGCTTTGCTATCACACCAAAAGGTCTTGATGAAAAAAATAGGCTCTGTACCCTAGCAGGACTGAACATCAAGTATCAAAGTGAGAAAGACGGAGAAAAAACAGGGTAGGACATTCGTTCTGCCCTTCTCTAAATCCAATCATTTCCCTCATACCAACCAACTAAAGAGTATCTAACTCCTTTAGTTACTGGCATTACTTGATGATATAAGAAAGAAGGAAATACTATTATTGTGCCTTTCTTTCTTATTAGTTCTGCATCAGGACTGGGTATATCTTTAGTGAATACAAAATCTCCACCCTCATATTCATCACTATCACTTAGCTGCACAGTAATACTTAGCTTTCGTTGTGAGGTGGTGTTTGTAAGATTAGAGTCCATGTGTTCAGCATAGAAATCATCTTTTCCATACTTGCCTATCTGAAACTCATACATTCCGTTTAGGTTAAAGCCAAAACATTCCCTATTAGCCATAACAATATACTTGTAGATAAGGTTGTTAATAAAGTCTGAATAAGGATTCGTATAGTCTATTCCTATAACGTCTGATGACCTTATCTTGGAATTAAGGCTACTATCTACTTGCCCAACTTTGCCTGATTTAAACTCAGTCTGTGTAGTTAATAACCTTAGTTCATCACAATCAGTAGAATCTAATTCATTGTCCCAAGCAAACCACCAAGCATTCATATTGGGTCGTCAAGAATAGTTATAGTTTGTTTAGCAGGGTCTTTATATTTAATGACTATCCTGCCACTTCTGTACTTGATTCTTTTCATCTCACTATCATTGTAATAAGACTCTATTAGCCTATCTGCTTCTTCATAAGCTATACGTTTTCTTGCGTCTGCTATTCTATAATTATATTGCGTCATTGCATTACCCCCAAGAATAAGGGTTTATTTTATCAACTGGTTAAAAATTGAACAGTTTTTTATAGTTATGATGTCCGTATAGTTCGTTAAACTTCTTAATAGCTTCTTCATCACCATAAGGCTTTTCACCAAATGCTCTTTTTTCATCTGTATTTATTGCCCACCAGTTATAAAAGTTATTGAAATAACTATTTTTTTTGTCGTACTTAAATTCCATATTTCTCCCCTTTTAAGTAAAGCGAATACGAGCAGGAAATCATGAAACAAACCTACTCGTACTCTAATATTATAAATATCTCCTTAATTGCCAATCTTCAAACTTCTCCCAAAGTGTTTTGCCTAAGTAATAAGGCAAACATATTAATAGTAATGACAATACAAAACCCCCAAACAGTAATCCTATCACTGTGTAAAATAAAATGTCTCTAAACTTTTTCATTTAATTTCTTCTATTGTTGTTGTAAGCAGCTATTTTTTTTGCCCAGTTCTTAGGCATTTTCCTTTTTTTGACAGGTCTGCCATATTCATCATGTGGCTCTGTAGGTGCTTGTCCATATTCTTCTTCTTTAGAATAATCTCCATAAGTATTATCTTTCATTTATCTTCTCCAAATAATAAATCATTTTCTTTAGGGTCTAACTGGCTTCTTTTTTGCATAAGTTTATTAAGCCTATTCCTATGTATCTTTAAGTAATCATCTAATATGCCCTGTAAAACTATACTTTTAGAAAGTCCTGTAGCATTGGATATAAATTCCAAATGCTCCTTAGATTCTTTTTGTATTCTAAAATCTACAAATGTTACGTCAGACTTTATCTCATTTCTCCATTCATCTTTAAAATCTTCAATGTCTTTCATTAGTTTTTCTCCCTACATTTTATGAGTATTGCTTTCATTTTATTATTTTTATCTGTTGGAAAAATCTAATTTTTGTATCAAATTCTTCCTTATTTATAAGACCATAAGCAAGTTGCTCTTGTAAGTGTTCTTCTGAGTGTATGTATTCCCACTCTATTTCTTCTATCATTTTAAGAGCATCTTTCTTGAATTGAAATGCCTGTATAAAATTAAAAGTACAATGTAGATCACCGCTATCTTGCTTTTGCAGGTAATTTTCATTGATGAACAATTCGTACTTATCTATATGACCTTTAGAAATTAGATAAGTACCTTTAGAACCTCTGAAAGTTTCACCAAGTTTAATTAGTTTTTTCATGTTATTTTCCTCAATTAAAAATTACATTATGGACTACTCAACCATAAAGTAAAGACTTTTTGGAATAATATTTTAATGTTTCACATGAAACATATTACGAAAGTTGTTGACCTGCCCTGTCAATTTGATATAATCCGATATGTACTATTATAAATTGAAGGAGATACTATGAAAGAAAACGAGTACAAGTCAGGTGACTTAATAAGAGCCAACGTAGATTTTTACGTTATGCAAAAAAGACTAAAAAGCAGAAGTTGGTATTCAGGTTATTATCACTACACAGTAAATACGATAGGTTACAAATGGGTGACACTCAAGGCTCACGGCAAGAATTATAAAATGCCTAGAGATGTTTGGGACTCACTTATTAAGACCAATCGCTTTCGTTTGGAGAAAGCCTAATGCCTAAGCCAAATAAAAGAGATGCCTTTGTCCGACTAGCAGAACACAGAGTAAGCATGACGATACATTACTTAGGACTTCTAGGTAAGTTAGCTAGTTCAAATGACTTTAGTCCTGCTGATGCAGACAAAATAAAAACTGCTATCCGTACAGAGTTGAACAAAACCATGAAAAGATTTGAAGAACCTGACGAGGAGCGTAAATCATTTTCCTTCAAGGAGGACATAAAATGAAAACCTCACAAGAAGCTATAGAGTGGTATGACAAAATTAATATGCTGTGGGAGGACAACGGATTTCCAATTCGGTTTAGTTCGCACTACAAAAATGAAAAGGTTGATTTTGAAATAGCTAAGAGAGTTGTCAGAACTTTTTGGAAAAAAGAAATGGGCAAAAACCTTCCTTACAAAATTAGGGAAGGCTCAGGCAATAGGAGGAACTCTGTACGCAGAGGAATCCTCACCATTAATACTGACAGTGGGTGGTCAAATATAGTTCATGATATTGGGCACACAATAGACTTCAGAAAATATCCTGACTTGAGACCTCACAGTTCTCAACACGCAACTCTTGAGTATAGGTTTACAAAGCTAATCTTTGATGGGGGTTATATAGAAAAATCTAGGCAGGCTTTAGCTGATAAACCAAAGAAGCAAACGCTCAACCCAGTTCATAAGAACTATAACCAACTCAAGTCAAGGCAAGACAATCTTCTAAAGAAACAGAAGCAGTATGAATCTAATCTTAAAAGAGTAGCTAATAGTTTGAAGAAGGTTCAGAAAAGCATTGCTCAATATGAGAAGAAATATGACCAAGAAAAGTTAAACAATAAATATAAATATTCAGAACCAGTTGAAAAGAAAAAAGTGCAAAGCTATAAACAAAAATGTGAACAGCTTATAAATGAGCACGACTGGTTGAAAATAGAAAGAGATGAAGGTTGGATAGGTGAATTCAAATTAGATGTTTGGGATAAAGATTATCTTGAAGCTAATCAAGATTACTTTGATGATGGCAGCAGTGGTGAACATTGCACTTGGACTTGGAAGCAGGCTTACAACCAAGCATTAGTATTAATTGAAAGAAGGAGTTGACCCAAGACCAAAACGGAATTAGTATCATTCACCCACAAAAAAAGGAGGACAGATGTCTATAGAATGTTTGAACGCAGCCTTACACGAAGTTAAAGGCTTAACACCAACCGCTAAATTCACCCTAGTAGTTCTAGCTAACTACGCAGACCAAAACAATACCTGTTATCCATCCCATCAACACATAGCTGACATAGTTGGAATTAAGAACGGAAAACATATTGGCAAGATAATTAAACAACTGGAACAGATGGGTTATATAAAGATTAAGTATAGATACAAAGAAGATGGGGGCAATAAAAGTAATGAATATTACTTAAATATAGGGGGGGGTGTCTCACAGAACCCCCTCCCACTAGAAACCACTAGGGGGGGAGTCTCCACTACTACCAATACTAAAGAAGATAAGAAAGATAATTATATTAACGAATGTTTTGAAAAGTTTTGGAAGAAGTACCCAAGAAAGGTTAAGAAATATAAAGCTAGGCAAAAGTATGAAGAAGCTATTACTAATTACGATGAAGAAAAGCTATACGAATTAGTACACAAGTTTTCTATGGAAATAGAATTAGAGAAAACACCTGAGACTTATATACCTCACTGCACCACTTGGTTATCACAGAAGCAGTATCTTGATTACGAGAACAAAACCATAGAGCAAATAGTTAAGTGTCACGAAAAGAGGGCAGGTGAGCAAGATAGGAAGCCACAATGGGCGAAAGATAAAGCCCTCCTAGACGAACAAACGCAAAAGAGGGTATCTTCCTCATGGTCAACGCAAAACGTGCCTAAGAAGTCACCTAAGCACGACCCAAAGGCAAGCACAAAGTTAGCTGAGATGGCAGCTAAACATAAAATAAAAAATGTTAAAGATAAAAGTCATTAGGAGAAACCTTGCCTTCAGTAGAATCATAGATGACTTTACATTCATCTGCTCTAGGTCTCCTTCTTTCAAGAACCCATTTACTAATACAACCTTGCGTAAAAGTATGCCCAGTTCTTTCTTTACACACCTCAATAAATTGGTGTTGAGTTAATGATTTGTCGTTTAAATATTCTGCTAATTTCATGATAAATATATTCCTAAATGGTTTGCAAAAATTCCAAAGAGGAATTATACTACTAAGTTATATTAAATGAAAACAAAAAAGGAGAAAAAATGAATAGTAATAATCCATTTGAAACTTTTGGGATAGAACACCTATCTAATTACTCTACCACTTTATTCATAGAAAACACCCCTAAGTGGGTTCTTAATTACCTCTATAAGATTAGAAGCAAGACAAACTCAGCCATGCTTAGAGGTACAGTGGTAGACCATGAGATAGGCAGGCAAGACAAAGAAGAACTACCGATTAACGAATCAATACAAAGGGCAATTCTTGAATATGACACAACCATCAAACAACTAAAAAAAGAAGATGCTTTTGATGTTGATAAGGACAAAGAACTAAAAGAGAAAGAGAACTTAGCTAAGTATCTTGAACTTGCGATACCTCACTACAAGAACTTAGGTAAGCCTGAATCTTATCAAAAGAAAATAGAATTACAGTTAGACGAACTTCCAGTACCGATTATTGGGTATTGCGACCTAACTTATAAAGAAGGCATAGTCAGGGACATAAAGACGACTGGCAAGCTACCTTCTGAAATAACTGATTCAGTCAAAAGGCAACTGTCCATTTACAGTACCGCCTTAGACGGATATGTACCGCTAGTAGACTACGTTGTTGTTAATCGCTCAAGACAAGAAGTGATAACTATGCAGGTCAACGATGTGGATAAATGGATGTCACAAGTAAAGGGGGCTGCAATAGCAATTCAGAACCTTTTGTCTTTGGGCGACTTAAATGAAATAACTTCAGTGATGTACCCTGACTTTTCCGATTGGAAGTGGTCAGAATATGAAATTGCTGAAGCAAAGAAAATATGGAGTATAAAATGAATGTTGAATTGACATACAAAGAAGTTTGGGCAACTTTAAATGCCTTAGACCTAAGCGAGCACCATGAAAAGAAAGGTAAGTATACTTATTTATCTTGGACTGATGCGTGGCAAATACTTATGGAGCAATATCCTTTTGCAGCCTATGAATTTAAGCCTGAAACTTATGAATCAAATGAAACTGTAATGACGCATTGCACTGTTAGGATTGGAAATTTAAGCAGGTATATGTGGCTACCTGTGATGGATAACAGGTTAGTATCAATCAAGAATCCTACGACTAGAGAGATACAAGATGCTCGTATGAGGTGTTTGGTTAAGTGTTTAGCTATGTATGGTTTAGCAAACTATATTTATAGGGGCGAAGATTTACCTGATGCAGCTAAAGACAAGGCGGAAGCAAAAGTGACAGAAGAAGCCGAGCAAGAAGTTGATACTTCTACAGGTTATAACATTAAAGGTCTTAATGGAAAAATTATGACTAACTGTGCAACAGCACAAGACTTGTTAGTGTCTATGAGAGTAGAGTTCCAAAAAACAGTAGATGAAAAAATACCATTTAAAGGGCTATACATAATGAACAAGGACGAGATACAAAGAGCCTATGATAGTTTGGCTGATGATGACAAGGAAACCAAGAAGGGATTTCAGTCATTAATGGAACTAGGAGAGTCATCATGAATAAGATGACACTAGAAGATTGTCTTTATCAGGTTATGAAAGATGGGGGGTGGTATAGCTTTTGGCAACTACAAGAACTTATCTCAACTAAATTTGATAAATTCTATGGTGAGCCAACCATTTCTGCAGGGCTTAGGAGATTCAGGCATCAAGAAGAACGCTTAAAGTATAATCTTGAAACTTACGGAGAGGTTTTGCAGAAAAAAAGAAGGGCATCAGGTAAGGGCTATGAATACAAACTGGTTCTTAAACAACAACAACACGCTTTATTTTAGGAGGTAAAAGTGGAAAAACAACAATACGATAATGAAAAGACTGGGTTTTTGTGGCATGAGACTAATTCAACAGTCATGAGAAAGGGCTCGCTTACTCTTAATGGCAAGAAGCACTATGTAGCAATCATAGAATCATACAATGACAGGGGAGAGCCTAAGTATGAGTTCATGATGTCAACAGGTCTGCTTCATGTTAATCAACAACACGAAAAGGTATCTGAGAATAGTCCTGATATTGGAGGTGCTATAACTATCAACGAGCAAGTATTTAAACTTGGTGGATGGAAGAAAATGAGCAAGAACAATCAGGAGTACACCTCTATTAGCATCAAGCCTAAAGAGGAACAAAAAGAGTATGTTCACAAAGAGGAAGATTTGTCTGACGTACCCTTTTAATGGCTAAACGATTCGTAGATAAAGAACACCTGCAATGGATAAGGCAACAACAATGTCTAATTCAAAAAGCAGGGTTCTTATCTTGCGAAGGGTTGGTGGAAGCACACCACTTACTACAACCTAACACTGGCTTTAGGGGAGGAGTAAAAGCAGGGGACAATGATGTTGTCCCACTGTGCCGATACCATCACTCTTTGCTACACACCAAATACGGAAAAGAAAAAGCCTTTTTTGAGAACTATGGTCTATCAGAGGACTATGGCAGAGAACAAGCTAAGGCTTTGTATGAAAGTAAACAATTCTATTATGAAATTGATGATGATTTACCCTTCTAAAATAATGGAAAATAATGCTTGCAATCATGACTAATTAGTCCATAATGTAATAGTTAATAACTTGAAAGGTGAATAATATGAAAAACACATACGAAACTACAAAGACTATCAATCTAGCACCTGAGTCTAAAACTATTAGAAAGTTTTTAGATGAAATGTTAGAAGATAGACATATCAGCATTCAAAGACTCATGTCTTTACGCAACCTGACTAGAGAACAAGCATCTGACTTGTTTGACGATAATCACAGAGGTTACGAAGAACTTTGGGAATTAGGTTTTCAAAGAAAAGTTGAAGTTGAAGTTGATTGTGACAATGACTACAAAGAAACAAGAATTTATGGCTACCCTGCTGTAACTTGGAGAAAAAGTCATGGTTATCATCAAACAGACTTTGATTCAGAAAATGAGGAGCAGGCATAAGCCTGCTTTCCTCTATAGGAGATAATATGAAATTTGATATAGAAGGGGTTAGGACAACAACGATTGTTACAACTATGGTGCAAACAGAAGAAATATCAGGAGAGATAAATATAACAAAAAAAGAGGTCATGCGAGTTACAGAATGTTTAGCAAGTGAAGATGGAGATTCTAAATCTTGGTATTCTTATGTCACACAAGCTATTGAAGAAGGAGCAAGGCATGAAGAAATAGATATTAAAAGAAATATTATATCAAGCGATTTCAAAGAAGAAGAAAACATTACTTGGGAAAGAGGGGTACAAGCAGATTGGTGGTAAGGAGATAATATGAAAAGAATGGCAACTAGAACTAAACCAATATTTCCACAGTTAAATAACTTCCTATATCAGTTGGCTTACTGCCTTCTGTTATTAGGATTTATGTTCTTATTTCTTTTTCAATTAGGGGGTTAAAAAATGGCTAAAGAAAAAAATACATTGAATCCTGCCTTTTATAAAATGATGGATAATTTTTTAGACCCTTTTAAAAGTTGGATTGCACTTTCTGATTCACAAATGACAGGTTATGACCTTGCAACAACTCAAGACTTCATGCAAGAAGAACATAAATTACAAAGCAAGTACGGAAATAATTATCAACAAATGATTATGAATAATAAAATTCCTTATGAAGAAATTTCTGTATTGAACCAACAACTTTATTATGAACAGGAATATCTCAAAGAAGAATATGACCTTTGGTTAGATTGTTTGAAAATGCAATTTGACGTACAAACTCTACATAAATACCTGCCAAAAAAAACGGAACTGATAGAGTTTTTTTCTGATGTTCAACTGCGTATGCCACATGAAAAAACTTTGCTCATACAAGAGTATGATAAAAATAGCTGTGCTTTAGTCAGTATAAAAGAAACAAAAGCAAAAGATTTTAAGAAAAAAATAAAACCAATAGCTTTAAATAATAGTGCAGGTGTTATATCTAGGAGAAACAAGTTACACCCAAAAAGAATATTTAATTCTTGGAATTTAAAAAGAAATGAAAGTGTTTACGAAGCAAAAATAAGTGTTTTTACAAACCTAACGCATGACAGTATATTGAATAAAGAAGAACATGATTTAAAAGATATTTCTTTTTTAACTAGACCCACTTGTTTTTCAGTTCCTGTATCTTTTTCTTTCCCTGCAGGTTTGTCACTTGACAAGTATCAATACTTTCACCCAACGAAAGATGAAGGAATAAAATCTTTAATAACAAGCTACGCACCTAATAAAACTGGTGGTTCAATGTTTAAGATGTCTGACCCTTACTTTGCACCTATATTCTTTCCTGATTCTTTCCGTTTTAAAAACAAAATACTCAACACAGAAAAACAACAGTATTATTTAACAAATACAGAGCCTTTTAATATACAAGCAAGTTATATGGAGATGAATGACGCTGCATATATGTTAGTAATGAATGCAATGACACACATGAGCATATACAGTCACCCTGATTTTAGAGAATTTTGTGTCCGCAAACTCAAAAAGCAAGGACAGCAACCACAACAAATAACTTTAAAAAAAGGAGAACCTTTTAAGAAACAAATAAACAAACCTAAGTTTGAACATTATTTGCTTGACCTAACTATACCTGCTGAAAGCGATGACCATACTGACGGAGAAGCAGGTAAAAAAAGGTATCACTTAGTGAGGGGTCATTTGATGCGAACCAATAAAGGTAAATTTACTTGGAGACAATCGCACTGGCGAGGTAACAAAAAACTAGGAGTAATTACAAAAGATTACAACATAGAAGTAGATAGACGTATCAAAAACGATAATGAGGATAGTTTTAGAATTAACTAAGCAGTAAAAACAAAAGAGAGAAAACATGATACAAGATTTTGATTTAGAATTTTATAGAGGTAAAACCTGTGTAGTTTATTATGAGAGTACAGATAAAGGTAAAGTCAAATACATACAAGCATTTGAAGATTACGAAGAAGCACAAACCTTTAGGAAAATATTAGAAAAACAAAAGGATAAATTTTGCGTCAGTTTTATAAATATGGATTATTTTCAAGATGAAGGTATTAGGGCTTTTTTAGACGTACATAAAAACGCAGTTACACCAACTAAGAGGTTGCACTAATGAAAGAAGAAGATATAACACCCTGTCATGAATGCGGAACTTTGTCAGGAGAAGATGGCTACTGGTTAGCTAGAGATGGTAAGAACTACTGTAACTATTGTTATGGTTATGTTTTTTATCCTAGATATTATGGCTTTACTAAAGAAGATTTTGAGGAAGGCAAAGCAGGCTACACCATAGATGGAAAGCCTATTCACAAAGTTCACTAATGTCAGGATTTTTATACAGCAGAAACGAATCCTACGAAGATAACTTCCAAAGGTGGTGGTTGGCTAATAGCCTGTTAGCAGAAATGCACAATCAAGAATCTTATGGTGAGGATTACGCTAGGAAATTATTTGATTATTATTTTGGGAGCAAGAGAAGTGAAAAAAATTAAGTTAATTGATGCTAATTCTTCAAGCAAAGAATATAGAGATAAATATAATAAAATGAGAAGCGAAAGATATGGAAATGTCTCAATCTCAAAAGAAACACATGAAGAATTACATGAAGCAAGAGAAATCCTAATAAAACTAAATGAATTACTGCCTTTTACTTATAAAAAAATTACACAGCACAAAACTATTTTATACGCACTTGTGTTTTTTATTGAGGAGTATGAGGAAGTTATAAAAAGAAAAGGTATAAATTCTTTGTATTGCAAAAGGAAATAAAGGAGTAAGGGGTGAGAAAAGCGACACTTAACAACATTGGCTTCCAATCCAACACTGGGTCTAGGGGAAAGAAAACAAGCATAGGCAGGAAGAACATCGGCACTTCCACCATGAACAAACACACCAAGCGTATGAGAAAGAAAAAATATAGAGGGCAGGGAAAATAATGTTACCGAAAGAATACCAAGATTACTTTGACGATATGATGTCTAAAATGGATAACGCAAAAGTTCAGATATGTCCTGATTGCGGTGAAACTGATTGGGGTATAATTATAGAGCCAAAAGTCCTTTTGGTCTGTAATGAATGTGATTACTCTTATACAGATGAACTTCTGTTTCGTGTCATTGTTCCATATCTGCCAAAAACTCAGAAAGAAATGGATGAACAAAAGGAAAGCAATCCTTTTTATCAATTATCTGTATTAACTCATGTGTTTAGATGCTTGGGGAAAACTTAAAATAATTTTTTAAAACACTTGCTATATATTCCCACTTGGACTAATATAGGTAGGGTTAGTTACCTCAATACGTTGAGTGAGGAAGGAACAGGACGAACATGGAGACATCCAAACCTGTAAAAGATGGAGAACTAAGGAGATGTTCTTAGCAAAGCAGACCATCAGACTTCCAACCTGTTAAAAGGGTATTCCTCAAATAACAACTAAGTGAAGGGCGGAGAAATCTGCCCTTTTTTTTATGAGAAATAAACAACCGAAAAGAGTTGCAATAAATCCAAAAGGGACTATAATAGATAGTGTTAATTAAATGAAAAGGAGATAAAATGAAATACTTAATAATAGACCCACAAACATACAAGGTTGTAATCAATCAGTATGGCTCAACAAGATTCTTTGACTCAGTAAGAGGTGCAAAAACTTCTTTGACATCTAAGATTAAAAAGGTTGCAGCGAGAAATGCTGAGTACATAAACGAATACGGTGTAGGTGGATTTGATAATAACACTGGCAAAGAGTTAGAGATTCTTCAAAGAGCAGTGGTCATAGAAGAAAACGAATTTAAAAGTAAAGAGCCTATGGTAATTAAAAAATGTTTTATGACTGGTGATACTTTTATAGAACCACTAAACACACCTTACTCTGCAAGCAGAAGTTCAGAAACTTTCTGGTCATCTTAAAACAGCAAAAGAAAGAGGGGGTCAATAGACTCCCTTTTTTTTGTTTTAAATATCCATCCACTGCCAAGTATTGACATTGGCTTTATTTTCACCAGTGTAATTAACTGAATAATATTTGTTTTTTTTTGCAAGTTTTTTGGTTGATTTTATATATGTTTGTTCAAGTTCACACAAATTGACATAAGATATATTTTTTAGACTTTCTAAAATCTCTTTTTTGAATATTTCTTTGCCGTAAATTCTTTTGTAGTGATAAATAATTAGTGACGAGCCAAAGTAATTAGGATTATTTTTTGTATCTAATCCAATGTAGACGTAGTTTTTATTATCTATAGTAAAACTAATTTTATATATCTCTGCTTTCTCTACTGTTTTAGCGGTTGATAATTCGTAGTCCATAAGCACAGATTATAATACAAAGGGCTGTATATTTACGAATTGGACTTTATTTGATAATATTTGATAAATAATGACTAACAAATCTGTTAAATCTAAATTAACTGAAGAGTTAAGAACAATCATAAGAACTGAATTTGTGCAGGGCATTGAGTCTGAGACTGGTGAAAGAACCTTTTATACTTTAGAAGATTTGATCAAAAAATATAATTTAGCATCAGCAACGCTTTATAGATGTGCTAAAAAAGAAAACTGGAAACAGTTGAGAGAACAATATAACTCAGAGTTTCAAGAAAAGTTAAATGAAATTAGGTCAAAGAAGTTAGCACAAAAATCTATAAATTGGGATGATGCAGTATTTGAATCTGCAAAAGAATTGCAAGGACAGGCAATGTACTACTTAAAATTAAATAAAAATGCAATGGAAAATGAAACCAAACCATTTCCTCCTAGTCAATTTTTAGCTATATCTAACGCATTTTTAATATCACAAAAACTAGGAAAAATTGCTCTTGGAGAAATAACAGAAAATATAAATGTCAACACAACAAGTAAAGAAGCAGATGCCTTCAGAGAAGCTATGGAACTGCTTGACACAGTTGCAGAGTCACGCAGAGAAGGAAACAATAAAGCTATACACTGACTGGCTAAAAACAGCTAGACCCAAACAGTTACAACCAAAAAAGGAACACTATATATGGCTCATATTGGCAGGTAGAGGTTGGGGAAAGACTAGAACTGGTGCTCAAGACATCGCACTATACGCTTTAAGAAACCCAAACAGCTTATGTGCGGTAGTTGCTCCTACTCATGGTGATTTAAGAAGAGTATGTTTTGGTGGTAATAGTGGACTGCTTTCAATAATACCTGATGAATGCTATTTAAAAAGCACAGATGCAAAAGGTTATTCCTCTAGTGTATCGGAGATAAGATTAGAAAATGGCTCAAAAATAATAGGCTATGCAGCACAAGAACCTGAAAGGCTAAGGGGAAGTCAATTCCATAGAGCATGGGCTGACGAGTTAGCTGCTTGGAGATACCCTGAAGCCTTTGACCAATTAATGTTTGGTTTAAGGCTAGGAGAGAATCCGCAGTGTGTTATCACGACTACACCCAAACCAAGCAAAATAATAAAAGATTTGATAGTGAGAGAAGATGTCCAAGTGACAACAGGGAACACATTTGAGAATGAAGAAAACCTAGCTGACACTGCTTTAGCCATGTTAAGAGAAAGATATGAAGGAACAACAATGGGTAGGCAAGAATTGTATGCTGAAATAATAGAAGATGTTGATGGGGCATTGTGGACGGCAAAAATGATAGAAGATACAAGACTAAGAGAAGATGAAGAAAGAGATTTAAAACAAATTATTGTAGCTATTGACCCTGCAGTTACAGCAAATGAAAACTCAGACGAAACTGGCATTATGGTTGTAGGTAAAGACTACAATGAAAGATACTATGTGTTAGAAGATGTATCAGGTAGATATAGTCCTGACCAATGGGGAAGAAAAGCTATTGATTGCTATTACGACTGGCAAGCTGATAGAATAGTTGCAGAAGTAAATAATGGTGGCGACTTGGTTGAAAGACTATTAAGAGGAATAGATAATAATGTTCCTTATAGGTCAGTAAGGGCTACAAGAGGTAAACTCACAAGAGCAGAGCCTATAAGTGCCTTATACGAGCAGAAGCGAGTTCATCACGTTGGCTATTTCGCAGAATTAGAATCGCAGATGTGTTCTTATACTGGTGAAACAAAACCTTCCCCTGATAGGTTAGATGCTTTAGTATGGGGTCTAACTGAACTTAGCAGGTCAAGGGGTGATGTTAATTGGAGAATAAGCTAATGGCAACAGTATTAGAAAACATAAAGAACGCATTCACAAGAACACCTGAAAAAAAAGACACAGGTAACATGGTAGGTTACTTTGGTGTAGGAACGTCTAAATCAAGGAATTACAAGTATGAAGAACTAGCCGAAGAAGGCTATATGAAGAACAGCATTGTCTATCGCTGTGTAAATGAGATTTCTAAAGGTGCTAGTTCAGTACCATACATGGTTAAGTCAGGGGAGCAGGTGTTAGAGAGTCACCCATTATTATCTCTATTGTCTCGCCCTAATCCCCTGCAATCTCACAGTGAGTTCTTTAATAGTATCTTTGGTTTCTTATTACTTAGCGGTAATGCTTATATATTAAAGGTAGGCTCAGAACTTGGTGCTCCTAAAGAATTGCATTTATTAAGACCTGACAGAATGGTAATAAAAGGTGGGTCAAGACCTATCCCTGACAGATACGAATATGTAATTAACGGAAGAATACAAGCTACCTATGAAGTAGATGATTCTTCAGGGTACAGTGAAGTAAAGCATATAAAACTTTGGAATCCATTAGATGATTTTTATGGATTATCACCTATGTCTGCTGCAGCTATAGAAGTAGACCAACATAACATGGCAGGCAAGCACAATATAAATCTATTAAGCAATGGAGCAAGACCCAGTGGGGCAGTAGTATTTAAACCACAAGATGATTCAGGTATATCTGTAAATCTATCAGAATCACAAAGACAACAACTTCTCACAGACCTAAATAATAGATTTAGTGGTACTGCTAATGCAGGCAGACCTATGTTGTTAGAAGGAGACTTTGACTGGAAAGAAATGGGACTATCACCTAAAGATATGGACTTTATTAATTTAAAGCACATGGCAGCAACAGATATAGCTATGTGTTTTGGTGTGCCTAGTCAATTAGTAGGAGTGCCTGACGCACAAACTTATGCCAACGTAGCAGAAGCTAGACTTGCCTTGTATGAAGAAACAATCATTCCTCATTTAAGAAAAATAGAATCAGACCTTAATGAGTGGCTTGTTCCTATGTTTGGTGAAAGTTTAAATTTCTGTTTTGATATAGATAAGATTCCTGCATTAGCCGAAAGAACAAAACGCACTTATGAAAATATAACCAGTGCTGTTAGAGAAGGCATAATGACTAGAAATGAAGCAAGAGAACATATAGGTTTAAGTCCTATTGATGGTGCAGATGAATTATATATATCAGCTAATCTATTCCCTATAGGAGAAGAACCAACACCACCTGCAGACAATCCACTTATTGAAGATGAACTTGATGCGTATGATGACGAAGAAACAGAAGAAGATGAAAAAGCAATATCAGATATAGACTTTAAACCAACAGCAGGTATGGCAACAGAAGCACAACGTGGTTTAGATTGGAGAAAAGAGTTTGGCAGAGGTGGAACTAATGTAGGCTCTACAAGAGCAAGTCAACTTATCAAAAGAGAGAACTTATCTCCTGATACAGTCAAAAGAATGTATAGCTTCTTTTCTAGGCACGAAATAGATAAACAAGCAGAAGGATTCAAACAAGGCGAAAAGGGTTATCCGTCTAATGGAAGAATAGCTTGGGCATTATGGGGTGGTGATGCAGGTTTTAGTTGGTCAAAAAAGAAAAGAGACCAAATAGAAAATGAAAGTAAAGCAGAAGCAGATGAACTTGAAGTTGGAGATATGGTTTCTTGGAACAGTTCAGGTGGCAGAGCAAGAGGTAAGATTAAAAGAATATTAAGAAGCGGAAGTGCAAAGATACCTAACTCAGATTTTAGTGTAAATGGTACTGAAGATAATCCTGCTGCAATAATAACTGTGTATCAAGGCGGAGAGCCTTCTGATGTGACAGTAGGGCATAGGTTTAGTGCATTAACAAAAATATAGTGGCTTTAGCTAAAAAGCAATTTAGAAATATAAGAAGGGGCAGAATTAGTGCCCTAAAAGAAGTACGCAGACAACAAAGATTACGGAATAACTTAGAAAAACAGTTATATAAAAGACTTACTTCTCTATTCAGAAAGTTCGTTAGGACTAAAGCATATCTTTATCAAGAGTTTGGTGTGTTTGATTTAAACACTGCTATACAAGACCTTAATGAAGAATTTCTTCCTACAATGTCTCAACATTATAGAAAAATATTTAGAACAATATATAACAATGCTAATGAGTTACATGATAAAGGCACAAAAGAGGACGATGTTTTTGTTATGGGAACAAGCATTGATTTTGAAGCAGTAGTCACAAGTTATTACACAGGTAGAACTTTAGTGCTATCAGGTGTTTCACAACGTATAGCAAACAGAGTCAATACAATAATTACACAAGGCAGAGAAGAAAACTTAACATTAGACCAAATAGCTAAAAACATAAGTAATAAAGTATTGCCTATAACTAGAGGTAGGGCAGCTACAATAGCAAGAACTGAAACTCACAGTGCTGCTAGTTTTGCTAATCACAGCTATTATCAAACAGCACAGACTGATTTAGGTATGTCTGTAGTCAAAAGGTGGGTATCAACAAGCGATTTAAGAACAAGGTCTGCACATTCTGCAGCTAATGGACAAACAAGAACAATGGAAGAAGATTTTATAGTAGGCGGTACACCTATGGCTCATGCAGGCGACCCTAAGGGTGGAGCAAAGAACGTAATTAACTGTAGATGTGTCATTATTTATGCAGATGAACAAGATGTTGTGCTAGAGTGATGATTCAGATACTATATATAGGTATAAATTTGGAGATAGCACTATGACCAGTGAATTTACACAAAATGAGCCAAAGTTAGCTGTCCGTACAGAGGAGTACGATTCCCAAGAAGATTCTACACAGAATGACGAGAAACATATAAGAGCAGTACAAGAAACAGATGACTCTTATATTATTGAGTTTGGCAAAGATATGACTGAGCCAACAGAAGAATCAGACTATGAAGAAGAAGAAAAGGAAGAAAAGTCTTACATAGAAGTAAAATCAGAAATTAAAGCTGATTCAGAAGATGGAGTTTTTGAAGGTTATGGTTCTGTATTCAACAACACAGATTTAGGTAATGACGTTATCAAAAGCGGTGCATTTACCAAGAGCCTAGACCAACGTGGTCATAAAGGAGTAAAACTTCTCTACCAACACAAGTCAGATATGCCTATTGGTGTGTTTGATGAAATCAAAGAAGATTCACATGGTTTATATGTCAAAGGTAGATTGGCACTTAAAACACAAGCAGGGCAAGAAGCCTACGAATTATTAAAGATGGGTGCTCTTGATGGTCTAAGTATAGGCTTTAGAGTAAACCCAAAAGCAGTTTCTTATGATAAGCGTAAAAATCAACGCATTATCAAAGAGGTAGATTTAATGGAGATTAGTCTCGTTACTTTTCCGATGAACCCAAAAGCTACAGTTCGTCAGATAAAGGGAGAAGAAATTTCTATTAGAGAATGGGAAAATGGAATGCGTGATGCTTTCAATTTATCTCGTTCAGAATCAAAGATTGCAGCAAAAGCTGTTAATCAAGCATTCAGTCAGCGAGATGTTGATGCTAATGCTGATATGGTAGCAGCCATAAAACAATTAACATTAACAATAACCAAACTCTAAGGAGCAATTATGTCTGAAGATATAAAAGAAGCTGTTTCTGAAATTGGTCATGCTTTTGAAGAATTTAAAAAAGCTAATGACGAAAAATTAGAAGCACTTGAAAAAGGGCAAAATGTTGATACTTTGGTTGACTCAAAACTTGAAGCTATTGAAGAAAAGCTGAATGGTCTTGAAGATATTAACCAAGAAATCACACAAGCCAAACAGGCACAAGAAGGAATCAAAGAGCAGGTAGAGCAACTTGAAACAGTCATGAAAAGACCAAATTCAGGTTACGAAGCCAAGCAAGTTGATGAAACTCTTGTAGCATTTGATGCTTACTGCAGAAAAGGACTAGAAGGTCTTGATGATGCAGAGAAAAAAGCATTAACTGTCAGCAATGACAACACTGGTGGGTATCTAGCACCACCTGAATATGTAAGAGAGTTACTCAAAGCAGTAACAGAAATCTCACCTATTCGTTCTCTAGCTAGAGTAAGAAGCACTGGACAAAGGTCAATCCAAGTGCCTAAACGTGATGGTCAATTCTCCGCAGCGTGGGTTGCAGAAAGTGGCACTAGGTCTGAAACTACTGGTTACACAGTAGGTCTTGAGGAACTACCTGCCCACGAACTTTACGCTTTAGTAGATATTTCTGAGCAAAACTTAGAAGATACTGTCTTTGACTTAGAAGCTGAGATGCAATCAGAGTTTAGTGAACAATTCGCTAAAGCTGAAGGAACTGCTTTTGTTAGCGGTAACTCTGTTGGTAAGCCTGAAGGTTTATTAACTAATAGCAGTGTTGGCGAAGCAAACTCAGGTCATGCTAGTACATTACTAGCTGATGGTCTGATTACTTTGGTTCACAGCATTAAATCTGAGTACGGCAGAAATGGTACTTTTGTTTTTAACAGAAGCACACTTTCAGCTATCAGAAAGCTAAAAGATACTGCAGGACAGTATGTGTTCCAAGCAGGTATGTCTCTACAAGCAGGAGTTCCTAATACTATATTAGGTTATCCTTATGTAGAAGCTACCGATATGCCTGACGTAAGTGCAAACGCTTACCCAGTGCTATTTGGTGACTTCAGAAGGGCATACATGATTGTAGACAGAGTGGCTTTAGCCGTTACTAGAGACCCATTCACACAAGCTACTTCAGGTAATGTTAGATACATTGCTAGAAGAAGGGTTGGTGGACAGGTTATTCAGGCTGAAGCTGTTGTTAAACAAAAAGTATCAGCGTAAGCAAGGAGTAAATTATGCAAGACTTATCAAATAACATTAATCCTGCTGTTTCCCTTATTAATGCAGTTAAAACTGCTGCAGGCAATGGTACTGGTGTTGACTTACAAGGCTACGAAAGAGCAACTGTTCTTGTAGACGTAGGTGCAGAAGGCGACACTTTATCAAGTTCAGTATATTTTGAAGTTTCATTAGAGGAATCTGATGATGACTCAACATACACTGACGTTGCACAGGCAAGCATTACTGATGGAACTATTGCTGCAGGTGGTATCTTCTTAAAACTAGATGGTACTGCTAACGGCAATCCTGATTCAGCAGGCGGTGTATTCAGAGTTGAATATATCGGTAACAGCAGATATATAAGAGTTGTACTCGCTAAGACTGGAACACACTCCAACGGAACACCTATTGGTGCGATGGTTGTGAGAAGTGGTGCTAGACATAGTGGCGACAACGCTTTTACAGCACATAACGCTTAAATAAGCATAAGACTGTGGGGGTTTATGCCCCCACTATCTTTAAACTTGGAGAAATAGATGGCTAATAAAAAATTTAAGATGATAGTGCCAAAGGCAGGTTCATCTAATGCTTTAGGGACAGACACTATGCTTTACAGTGTTGATGAAATATATGAAGCAAAAGAGGATTTTCAAAAAGAACTTATGGAAGTATTCGTAGCAAACGGACACGCAATGGAAGTTAAAGTAGAAGGTGATGCTGAAGAAACTGGTGAGCCAGTACGAGCAAGAAACAAAAAAGGTCAATTAGTAGGAGATGACCCTGATACACCTGATGTTAATGAAGCGTGGGAAGGTGGAGAAGCACCAAAGAAAACCACTAAGAAAACTACGAAAAAGAAAACCACTAAGAAAAAATCTTAGTAACTTGTACCCTAGTTCACTTCTAGGTGTCAAAGACATTTGAAAGTGATATTATTAATGAAGCAGACGCTAATGATGGTAGATACCATGCAATTTAAAGGGAAAGTATATGAGTGCAGGTTATCATCATTTTATAATAGAACAAGGGGCAACATTTGGTCAGACCCTAACGCTTAAAGATTCAAGCGACACAGTAATCAATTTATCAGGTTACGCATCAGCAGAAATGGACTTGAGGGAAACACCTGAAAGTTCTTCAACAGTAATAACACTCACAACAGCAAATAGCAGAATAGCATTAGGCGGTGCTGCAGGCACAGTTACGTTAAGCATTACAGCAGCAGACACAGCTAATTTAACAGCAGGAGAAGGTGTTTTTGACCTTGAGATAGTAGATGGTTCATCAGGGGTTTATCGCATCTTAGAAGGCACTTACGCAATCAGAAGGAATATAAGTAGATAATGGCTATATCAAAGGTATCAACGGCTAATACTAGCACCATAAATAAAGTAGTTGTTTCAGACACAGATGCAATAAGTGTAATAACAGTAGGAACGCAGGGATTAGCAGGAGCACAAACATTATTAGGAGCAACTACTGCAGATGAATCCGTAGGTTCAGATGACATAGGCTCAACAGTAATATATGACCACGCTAATACAAGGTGGTTGGCAACAACTTCTAGCAATGCAAGTTCATTAACTACTAAATTAGTAGGATTAACTTTTACTGCAGGTGGAGCATCAGTAACAGGTGTTTTAGATGAAGATAACTTAGGAACTAACAGTAATACTAAATTAGCTACACAACAAAGTATCAAGGCATACGTTGATGCACAGGTAACAGCACAAGACTTAGACTTTCAAGGTGATTCAGGTGGTGCTTTATCAATAGACTTAGATTCAGAAGCGTTTACATTTACTGGTGGTACTGGAATAGATACCACAGGAAGCGGTAACACAATGACTTTTGCTATAGATAGCACTGTAGCAACACTAACTGGTTCACAAACACTAACAAACAAAACTCTTACATCACCAGTATTCAATACAGCAGTTTCAGGCACAGCAATATTAGACGAAGATGATTTATCTTCTAACAGTGCTACGAAGATAGCTACACAGCAATCTATCAAAGCCTATGTAGATGCTCAAGTAACTGCTCAAGATTTAGATGCCACTACGGATAGTGGAACAATAGCAATAGATTTAGATAGCGAAACCTTAACAATAGCAGGTGGTGAAGGTATAGATACTTCAGCAACCTCTAATACGATAACCATAGCTGCAGAAGAAGCTACCAGTAGCAATAAAGGTGTGGCTTCATTTGATGGCACGGACTTTACTGTTTCTTCAGGAGCAGTAACAGTTAATGCAGAAAGGGTACAAGATATAGTAGGTGCTATGTTCTCAAGCAATACAGAAACAGGTATTGCAGCTACATACGAGGACGGAGACGGAACAGTTGACTTAGTTATAGGTTCAGGGGTTATAACTAATGCAATGTTGGCAGGCTCTATAGCTAATGCCAAACTAGCCAATTCATCTATTACAGTTTCAGATGGCAGTAATACCACAGATATAGCATTAGGCGGAACAGTAACTTATGCTGCAGGAGAAGGCTTAGACGTAGCAGAATCAAGCGGAACAGTTACTTTCAGTGCTGAAGATGCAACCTCTAGCAATAAAGGTATAGCTAGTTTTGATTCTACTGATTTTTCAGTAAGTTCAGGTGCAGTAACACTGGTAGCAGAAAGAATATCAGACATTGTTGGTGCAATGGTTACTTCCAATACGGAAAGTGGCATAGCAGTTACCTATCAAGATGCAGACAACACCTTAGACTTTGACGTAGGTGATTTTGATATTGCCCTAACAGGAGATGTTACAGGCTCAGGAACAGTAACAAATTTAGGCAACGTATCTATATCAACAACAGTTGCAGCTAATTCAGTAGCACTAGGTACAGACACCACAGGTAACTACCTATTAGAAATAGCAGTAGGTGAAGGTTTAGACGTTTCACATACACAAGGAGAAGGAAGTACAGCTACATTATCAGCAGAACTTGCTACAGAAACTAATGCAGGGGTAGCCACATTTGACGGAACTGATTTTACAGTATCTTCAGGTGATGTAACGATTAATGCTGAAAGAGTCCAAGACATAGTAGGAGCAATGGTAGGCTCTAACACAGAGTCAGGAATATCAGTTACTTACGAAGATGGAGATGGCACTTTAGATTTCAATGTTAATGACCCTACTATAACTATTGATGGTGATATAGATGGTAGTGCCACTATGACCAATCTTGGCAACACAACTATTTCTTTAACATTAGACACAGTAAACTCAAATGTAGGTTCTTTTGGTAGTTCAACTGCTATACCTGCCATAACAGTAAATGCTAAAGGTCTAATTACAGCAGTAAGCACTAACAATATCTCAACAAGTTTCACATTAGCTGCAGATAGTGGCTCTAATGACACTTTTAATACAGGCGATACTTTAACTCTTAGTGGAACTTCAAATGAAATAGAAACCACAGTATCAGACAACGAAATAACAATAGGATTACCTGATAACGTAACTATAGGTGGCAACCTTACAGTAACAGGTAATTACACAGTCAACGGAACTACCACTACAGTTAATACTGCTACGCTTGAAGTTGAAGACCCTTTAATCAAGTTAGCCAAAGCAAACAATTCTTCTGATTCATTAGATATAGGTATCTATGGACTATACGACACTTCAGGTTCACAAGACTTATATGCAGGTCTATTTAGAGATGCTAATGATAGTGGCAAATGGAAACTATTTAAAAGCCTACAAGCAGAGCCTACAACTACTGTAAATACAAGTGGAACTGGTTATGCCAAAGCAACTCTAGTAGCAGATATAGAAGGAGATGTAACAGGAGATGTAACAGGTGCATTAACTGGTAATGCTGCAACAGCTACAGCACTTGCATCAGCTAGAACGATACACGGAGTAAGTTTTGATGGTACTGCCAATATAGACCTATCAGAAGTTATATCTGACACTGTAGGGGCTATGTTCAGTTCTAATACTGAGACTGGAATAGCAGCAACGTATCAAGACAGCGACAACACAATAGACCTAGTAGTAGGAACTTTAAATCAGGACACAACTGGTAATGCAGCCACAGCCACAGCTTTAGAAACAGCAAGAACTATTGGTGGTACAAGTTTTGACGGAACGGCAAATATAGCAGTAGCTTTAGCTGCAACTGCCACAGCATTAGCGAGTGCTCGTACAATTCATGGGGTTAGTTTTGACGGAACTGCAAACATTGACTTATCTGAGGTAATTCAAGACACAGTTGGTGCTATGTTTGGGTCAAACACCGAAACTGGTATCACTGTAACTTATGAAGATGGCGATGGAACTATAGACCTTGTTGTAGGTACTCTCAATCAAGATACTACTGGTTTAGCAGCAACGGCAACAGCATTGGCTACCGCAAGAACCATACATGGTGTGTCTTTTGACGGCACAGCCAACATAGATTTAAGTGAGGTTATATCCGATACTGTGGGTGCAATGTTCTCTAGTAACACAGAGACAGGTGTTACTGTAACTTATCAAGATTCAGATAATACGATTGATGTTGTAGTAGATACTTCAGCACTTACAGAAACACTTACCAATAAGACATTAACGAGTCCAGTTCTAAACACTGGTGTATCAGGAACAGCCATAAAAGATGAAGATAACATGGCTTCTGATTCAGCTACTCATTTAGCTACACAACAGTCAATTAAGGCTTATGTAGATTCACAAGTATCAACAACTGAAGGAATACAGGATATTGTTGGAGCAATGTTCAGTAGTAATACTGAAACAGGAGTAACTGTAACCTACGAAGATGGTGACGGCACGATAGATTTAGTGGTTGGAACATTAAACCAAGACACTACAGGAAATGCTGCAACTGCAACTGCCTTAGAGACTGCGAGGACTATACATGGGGTATCATTTGATGGGTCAGCTAATATAGATTTATCCGAAGTTATTTCTGACACAGTTGGGGCAATGTTTTCCAGTAATACGGAAACAGGGGTCACAGTTACCTATCAAGATAGTGACAATACTATTGACGTAGTAGTAGGCACACTAAACCAAGATACAACTGGAACTGCTGATAACATTACAGTTTCAGCCAATAACTCTACAGATGAAACTGTATATCCAGTATTTGTAGATGGTGCTACTGGTTCGCAAGGGGCAGAAACAGATACAGGACTTACCTACAATCCGTCTACAGGTTTATTAACATCTACAGGGTTTTCAGGCAATTTAACAGGAACATTACAGACTGCAGCACAAGCAAACGTAACCAGTTTAGGCACACTTACCTCATTGACTGTTTCAGGTGATGTAACTGTAGATACCAACACATTAAAGGTTGATAGTTCTAATAATAGGGTAGGAATTAAACAGGCTTCACCAAGTGTAGGATTAGATGTAGGAAGTGTTACAGACGCTATTTTAATAGCCAAAGGAACAACAGCACAAAGACCAACAGGGGCAGCAGGACAATTTAGATACAACACAACCCTAAGTAAGTTTGAAGGATATACGGACTCTTGGGGAGAAATAGGTGGAGCAGGAACATCTACCTTCAGCACCAACACTTATACGGCAAATGGTTCAACAACAGCTTTCACATTAAGCCAAGCACCTGATAGCGAAGATAACATTATGGTATTCGTAGAGGGTGTCTTTATGAATCCTAATGACTATGCACTTAGTGGAACAACGCTTACATTAGATGCAGCACCGCCAAATGGCAGGAAAATAGTAGTACATCACGTTTCAGCAGCAGTAGCAGGAACAGGAGTACATCAAAACAGTTTCACAGGCAATGGAAGCACAACTGCCTTCACATTAGGAGTATCTGCTGATAGTGAGAACAATACACAAGTCTTTATAGATGGTGTTTATCAAAACAAGTCCACTTACGCAGTATCAGGCACTACATTAACTTTTGATGCTGCACCTGCAAGCAGTGCTGCCATAGAGGTAATGACATTAACTCAAACTGAGATTAATACTTTCCCTGCAAGTGGTATATCTAACTTAACAGAAGTTACACCAGTAGCAGGCGACCATGTGATGATTTACGATGCTACTGACAACGCACTTAAAAAATCAGATGTTGCGGACTTAATGGCATCATCAGTAAGTATTACTTCATCAGCAGATGCAGTAGCTATGACGTTTGATAGTAGTGAAAACGCAACCTTTACAGGAAATATAGTAACAACAGGAACAAAACAAATTCAATTTGGTGATTCAGGAACTTACATACATCAATCAGCAGATGGAGTATTAGACCTAGTATCTGATACAGAAATAGAGATTAATGCCACAACCATAGACATTAATGGTGCTGTTGCAATGGACGGAGCAATGACAGGTGGTACTAATATCACTATATCAGGAGAACTAGACGCAGCTACTTTAGATATAAGTGGTAATGCTGATATAGACGGAACATTAGAAACAGATGCACTATCTATAAATGGTACAGCAGTTACAAGCACAGCAGCAGAATTAAATATACTTGATGGAGCAACAGTTGTTGTTGGTGAAATAAACGCATTAGATTTAGGCTCAACTGCTGTAGGCACAGCTATTGCTTCTAAAGCAGTTATATTAGACTCTAACAAAGATTACACAGGTTTAAGAAACTTAACAATTACAGGTGAACTAAATGCAGCTACTTTAGACATAAGTGGCGACGTAGATATTGATGGAACACTAGAAACAGATAATTTAACAGTAGGTGGAGCACAAGGTAGTGATGGACAAGTATTAACTTCTACAGGAAGTGGAGTTGCGTGGGAAGATGCAGCAGGTGGTACTGACCCAGACGGAGCACAAACATTTAATGATAGCGGTGCTGCAGTAGATTTCAGAATAGAAGGAGATACTGATGCAAATTTATTCTTTTTAGATGGTAGTGAAGATAAAATTGGTATAGGAACTAACGCTCCTACTTCAAAGCTACATTTAGAAAACTCTGCATCAAACGCTGTTGTGCAAATAGGTTTTGAAAATGATGCACAAGAATGGCGATTAGGAGTTCATGGTGGACTATCAGATGGCTTTCTTCTATATGATAATACCAATAGTGCTTCTCGCTTTTTTGTGGGAACGGACGGAAACGTAGGCATAGGAACTACGAGTCCAATGACTTTGCTTCATGTTTTTGAAGGAGATGGTTCTTATCCTGATGATGCTAATAATCATCTTGT